GCACTGCGGGTTAAGGAGTAACACATGACCACTATTACCAAAGAACGTATTGAATTGTTCATTAAAAATCCGCTTGAAAACGGGCTTACCCGTGGTGAACAAATGGAACTGGCACGGATTGCGCTGGCATCGCTGGAAGCAGATCCAGTTAAACGAGTTAACTCAGATCAGATGCGCCGAGTCTGCTTAGAAGCTAATCGCCATTTAGATAAATATGACGCGATGGCGAAAGAGGTAAATAAGTTGCTTGGACGCATCGCCCCGCCAGCGCCGGTAGTGCCGGAAGAAGCAACTCCGGAAAACGTAGAAATGCTCTCTGGCTATGTTTCCACGTACAAATTAACCGATAGCGAGCGCGATATTGCTGCCGAAATATGGAACGCCTGCCGCACCGCCATGCTTCAGTCCGGAAACTTTCGGGAAAGCAAGAATTCGTCAACCAATAATTTTCGGGAAATCGCGGAAACGTCAACCAACTATCCGGTAATTCCTAGTGAGGTGTTGTCCGCAATCTTGAAGGTTGCCAAGATTCGTGCCGATTTCGATGATTTTGACGGTGACAGGCGAGGTATCGGTGATTGTCTGGATGAGGCTGAGCAAGAGCTTATCGTTACCATTAACAAATATGCCAGTCAGTTGGCAGCAGAACCTATAGCGCCTAATGACGTTCGAGAGCAGACAGCCATTCCGCAAGTTCCGGTAACTCCGGATGGTTGGATAAGCTGTAGTGAGCGAATGCCGGATAGCAAAACAGCCGTTCTTGTTGCCAGGGAGTTTGATAGGAAAGGTGACTGGCGAATGAAATGGGCGACTTACATACCGGGGTATCCTGACGCTAATGATGGTTGGATAATTCCTGGTGCGTCGTGGAAACCGTCACACTGGATGCCGCTACCAGAACCGCCGCAGGAGGCGAAATGATGAATGTAAAAGAGAAGGTTTTGCAGGTGATGCGTTCCCGGGCTGCCCTGCAAGATAAAGCTCTCGGCGGGGAATATCCATTCAGGATGGCAACCTGGAATCTGCGGTTGGCAATGGAGAAGGAATTTCCTGATGAAGAATGGCGTTCGGCAGATTTGCGCAAAATTCTTATGGAGATGGCTAAAGACGGAACAGTATCCAAAGATACCCATGCCAGCCGGATTGGTCAGGCGGTATGGAGACTGGAGGTGAGATAATGAGCTGGCCTGAAGCATTCGCAACGGTAGGAATTGTGATGGCGGCAGCACTGGGTTTGTATTCAATTTGTCGCTGGTGGTAACGATGGGAAAAATAACTTTTGTAGTCGAATTTGAGGATGGCAAAGAGCCACCTGTTAGCGCCAATCTTGATGTTGCTGGTGGCAGGCTTGTTTCGGTTCTATTTGGTGACTACCGAGATGATTTCTTCCAACCAGAAGAAGTTGATGTGGTGCGAGAGGCATTAAACGAGTTAAGTGTTGATAACGATGATGCTCATGCGGAAATCATCCAAAAAATGGAACTGCTAACTCACTAAATTATCAATTATGGTGCTATCACCTACGACACCGAGAGAAAATTTATAATGTCAAAAGTAAATGTTTTGATTTTTTCAGTAATTGTAGGTTTTGGTTTTTCTGCTGGAGTGCATATTTATATTACGTGGGGGAGAATCATCAACTACGTATGGAGTTGTTTTATTAAGTGAGGTAAGTATGTGGAGAGGTAATAGTCATGGCAAAAGCCAGATGATACTTACCGAATATCAGTTTGACCATAAAACCAATAAATCACGTTCAGTATATTTGCTTCGGCACAATAGCCGCGTAAGGAATACCGTGCTGGAGCAAAATCTGACTGTTGAAATGGATAATTACGGGGGCTTCAAGCCAACAATTTCGCTTGATGATTTTCCTCGTGGTTTAAGCGAAAGAGAAGCAATGCTGAAATTAGCAGAATGGCTACAAAGATTAAGCATTGCTATTGAAGATAACTGGTCTGAACCTTAAATTTATATGATGACACTAAAACATTTTCTTGACCGCCCATTATGGGCGGCAGCCGCAGGCTATGACTTTAATTATATGGATTGCATGTCTTATACTGCCAATGCATACGACCATTCGTTCAGCCTGCTGTTTAATTCTTTAAGAATATTGCCGGAAACAGAAGTTGGAGAGCTTCATTTATGGCTATTGGGCTTTATCGCGGCTGTCGTTGGTATTGCTGTATGGCCTTTTATTTTCTGGCTGGTGGCTGTTGTAGTGTGGTTTAAGTGCAAGACATACCGGAAAAAGTATTTCTTAGGTGATGGAATGACTGATATTGCCAAAATGAACATTGAAAAATGGACTAAGGAATGTGAAAAGAAATGGCGCAAAAAGAAATGACCAGAATCACTGAAGAGCGTATATCAGAGATTATTTCCCGTATCGAAATGTATGGTCACGGTGCTGGATATACGGCAGATGAAGTATTGGAAATAGCCCAGCAGATGCTGGCCTTGAGACAAAAAGAGCAACATGAAAGTAATACGTGTAGATTGAATTTTGAGCATTGGCTGGAACAGCAACGCGGGAAAATCGATGTGGACTGTGGTTGTGTGTCCACTGAAACATTCATGCACTGGCTGCGGGTAGCTTACGAGGCTGGCAACTATCCGGATATTCCGGATAGTTCGGTGCCAGCGCCAGGAAAGGGCGTCACCGGTGAACGTATCCGAATTAAGCCGCATGTTTATCGCGAACTGGTTAACCGCATCCACGATACAGCGATCAAGTGTGCTGGCACCCAGCAATTACGAGAAAAAATTAGCCGTGTTTTGGGCGACGTTATTACGCCAGATCATCATAAACAAGCCGAGAAAAGTGGCCTGGAAAGGTGTCACCTTGAGGCGGCATTAAACATTAAGCCGGGGCATACGCTTGGCATTATTGATGCACTATTGGTTCATAAGATGGCCAGGGCTTTATTGCCGCTGGTGGCTGATAAGCATGAGGCGGGCCATGCCAACGAAAGCTGAGTTACAGGCGCGCATAGAGATTCTTGAAAAAGAGAATGCGAGTCTAAAAGGAATGCTGGCGCGGGCGGAAAGGGAATTATCAGGCAAATTATTGCCAGAAGAACTGCCACCAGCAGATATACCTGATCGAGTGTCCTGGTGGATGAAGTATTTCCGTGCACCGTGGGAGGCGTTTTGGTGCTACGACCATCGCAGATGGTGTGATGAACTTGATAGCAATTTTCCCTACTTTGCGGAAGGGAACACCTGCCCTCAATGCAGGGGATAGCATTTGACGAAATCGATCACCCTATCCTGAACTTCAGAAAGAAGGTCTTTTTCACGCGCCAGGACGTCAGGATATTGACGTTCTGGCCTTACCAGATGCCGGAGCTTCCCATTAAGCAGAATGGCCTCAGAAAACACTTTTACGCTGTGCTTTATCCCCTCTGTTTCACTTTTCAGCGTCAAAATAAAGCGCAATTGCTTATTAGCCTGATTCGGATTCAATACACGAATTTGCAGTTCGTCTATGCTGTTCCGCAATGGGATTGATGCCACCACACTGGTGCAGTCTCTGATTGTCTGAATTGAACGGCTAACATTGAGAACGTTATTGTGCATGTGCCTGATCCACTAACTCCTGGAGGTTTCTTGTGTCAGATCGAAATATAGCAGCTAAAAGCCAGGAAGAGCGAGACAAGGTGAACGTAGACCTTGCCGCCAGCGGCGTTGCTTACAAAGAACGGCTGAATATACCTGTGATTGCAGAGCAGGTGGCCCGTGAGCAACCGGAAAACCTGCGCGCCTATTTCATGGAACGGCTACGGCACTACCGGCAGTTAAGCCTCCAGTTGCCAAAAGGGAGCGATCCGGTGTATCAGAACGAGGATGCACCAAAAAAATAACGGCAAGATGGGGGAGAAATGTGATTAGCCCCCAGCGTGGCGCGCCTACAAACCCCGCTTTCACAAACTATGCCTTTTCAATGTATACTGTATGAATAAACAGTATCATTGAGGTAAAACGCTATGGGCTTCCCTTCTCCTGCGGCGGATTATGTTGAAAGCCGAATTTCTCTTGATCAGCAGATAATTAGACATCCTTCAGCGACCTACTTCATGCGGGCAGCTGATAGCCATCACCGTGAGGGAATATTGCAGGGTGCTTTGCTGGTGGTTGATTCCTCGCTTACTCCGGTTGATGGTTCTCTGCTTGTGTGCGCTATGGAGGGTGAATATCGCATAAAGAGATACAGGAAGTATCCGCGCCAGCACCTGGAGGACTTAAGCACCGGGAAGAAAGAGGCGTTACCAGTAGATGACGATGGATACACGGGCAGTAATGCTGTTTTTGGTGTGATCACTCATGTCATCAATGATGCCCGAAGTGGGGAATTTGATGATTGTCCGGTTATTTAAGCTGCAAAGTGCTGGTGCTTTATGCCTGTGAAGTTTATAATTGCGTACACATAACGAGTACACGAGGTGTTTATGCAATCCATTAACTTCCGTACCGCGCGCGGCAACCTTTCTGAAGTGCTCAACAATGTTGAAGCCGGGGAAGAGGTTGAAATCACCCGCAGAGGCCGTGAGCCAGCAGTAATTGTCAGCAAGGCTACTTTCGAAGCCTACAAAAAAGCGGCGCTGGATGCTGAATTTGCATCCCTGTTTGACACCCTGGACTCCACCAACAAGGAACTGGTTAACCGATAATGAGACATATATCACCGGAAGAACTTGTTGCGCTTCATGATGCGAATATAAGCCGCTACGGCGGCCTGCCTGGCATGTCAGATCCGGGTAGGGCAGAGGCCATTATCGGGAGAGTTCAGGCCAGAGTTGCCTACGAAGAGATCACCGACCTTTTCGAAGTCTCCGCCACCTACCTGGTGGCTACAGCGAGAGGGCATATATTCAATGATGCCAATAAGCGTACCGCGCTAAACAGTGCGCTGCTATTTCTACGCCGTAACGGGGTGCAGGTATTTGATTCACCTGAACTGGCAGACCTTACTGTAGGCGCTGCGACTGGCGAGATATCTGTATCTTCTGTCGCCGACACGTTACGTAGATTGTATGGTTCTGCGGAGTAGATTAATGGCACGCAAATACAACAAATTGTCCCGTGAAGCGTTAAAGATGCTTCTTGATGGCGTGAGTCGCCGCAAGGTAAAGCAATACCTGGTTGGTAAGCAAATTGGAGTCAGGACCGCTATTGCTGTGTTATGCCGTCAGGAAATGGTTGTGCTTAAACAGAGAATGCCGGGCAGCAGATAAAGCCCAATCAGTGATTAAAGGTGTGATGTGAAAGCCGTAATTACTCCCTTTGTACAGAAAGAGCTTGGCCTCGCCACGTTCAAAGTGGATCAGGAGGTCAGAAAACTGGTGGAGGCTGGCCGTAAATTTATCATGGAGCCGGTGCCGCGTGAGTTAATCGAGCACATGGAAGACGGCCTCGTTGTTACCGAGCAAACCATGGCAACAAATGAGGCGTTGCAGCCGTTTTTTAACAGCGATGAACTGTTTCGCCGTATTGGTGGAATTGACGCGCTGGTGGCGTGGTTGCGTAGGAAAGAGGGTCAATGCCAGGCCGCAGATCGTAGTTGGTGTGACAACCATATTGTCCACGCTGAACGAGACAATAGCGCGGTGTTGTTGTGCTGGCATCACGATAACCATTACCGGATGCGTGGTTTTAATGAGCTGAAAGAAACGCTGCACAATAATCGCGTTAACTGGATACTGGATGTCGCCCGTCAGGAAATGGGCCTTTCAAATAGCCATGATTTAAGTATTCAGGAGCTGTGCTGGTGGGCTTTCATGCGCAACATGATGCACCTGATGCCGGAAGAAGTCTGCCGCATATCAATAAATAAGATGAAGGCTACTCCGCAGGATAGCGGACCTCTGAAAGAGGCGGATATTCGCCCGTATGACGATCGCGCTACAGCATATGTTCAGATGATGGAAGAACGCGCCGCGCCGATGCGTGCAAAAGTATGCCCTGTGGATGTTGACTCCGACCCAGGTATGGCGCATTTCAAAATACCAAAACTTCAATCGCTAAAATTGCCCGAGTACATGGACTTTGTGGCTTCCCGTCCATGCTGTGGCTGTGGAGCTGCGGGAGCTGGCGCTCACATTACGCCTTATATCGTTCGTCATAGTCGATTATGCGCGCATGACATTTATGCTATTCCTCTGTGCCAGTCATGCCAGCGTGATATTGAGCGTGACCGCGATAATTGGGAGAAGACGCACGGTAGGCTGGCGATGCATCAACGATTGTTCTTTGATTACGCGCTTGGAGTCGGCGCTATCACAAGTCACTCGTCGAGCGTTAGATAAAATTGCTCTAATGTATTGCTATTTCTTTAATCGAGGGTATTATATTCCACGTTGATTAGTTGACATGGGCTAATCAGTAGGTGACAGGATGTTACTTAACTGGCAGGGACGCCACTTCATGGAAATAAATCACTCACGAATAACATCGTACGAGATTGCGGATTACATGATCCGCACTAAATCTCTTCTATCAGCGAAAGAACTCGCAGCAATTCTTGAAAAGGAATACCCGCATCTGGATGTCGATAAGCGCGATGTTTATCTGCGCTTAAAGGCTATCGCTGTGTCTAAGTATTCGTCTGTTTTGATTGATGACAGTACACGCCCACGTAGATTTCAGATCCACTCTCTGAATCCTGAATTCTTTCGCCGCAGCCGCGCTCCGCGCCGGTTTGATGAAAAACTCCAGAACGAACTCTATATGACGCAGGACGAAAAGGAACGCCGGGAGCACCAGCCTTGGGTGATGGCGCGTCAACTTTTCAATAAGGTGGTCCGTCAGCACCGTCATTACGGTAATGCCACATCCGCACGTATCTGATTGATTGCTTGCCCGTTCCGGGCCTTTTGACATGTGACTTTCGTTACCCTCGCGTCAAAAAGAGTTTTATACGAAAGGAAGCATAAGTGACCTGGGACGATCACAAGAAGAATTTTGCTCGCCTGGCGCGAGATGGTGGTTACACCATCGCACAATATGCCGCCGAGTTTAATCTCAACCCAAACACCGCACGTCGTTATCTCCGTGCATTCAAAGAAGACACCGGAACAGCGGACAGCCGTAAGCCAAATAAGCCTGTCAGAAAACCACTAAAAAGCATGATCATTGATCACGCTAATGATCAACGTGCAGGTGATCACATTGTGGCTGAAACGGCTGAAAAACAAAGAGTTAATGCTGTTGTCAGTGCCGCAGTCGAGAACGCGAAGCGCCAGAATAAGCGCATAAATGATCGTTCTGATGATCATGACGTGATCACCCGCGCCCACCGGACCTTACGTGATCGCCTGGAACGCGACACCCTGGATGATGATGGTGAACGCTTTGAATTCGAAGCTGGCGATTACCTGATAGATAACGTTGAAGCGCGGAAGGCCGCGCGCGCTATGTTGCGTCGGTCCGGGGCTGATGTTCTGGAAACCACTCTTCTGGAAAAGTCTCTCTCTCATCTCCTTATGCTGGAGAACGCCAGGGATACGTGTATTCGCTTGGTTCAGGAAATGCGCGATCAGCAAAAAGACGATGATGAAGGAACTCCGCCTGAATACCGTATCGCGAGCATGCTAAACAGCTGTTCCGCGCAGATAAGCAGCCTGATCAACACCATTTACAGCATCCGGAATAACTATCGAAAAGAAAGCCGGGAGGCGGAAAAGCACGCTTTGTCTATGGGGCAAGCTGGCATTGTTAAGCTGGCATACGAACGAAAGCGTGAAAACAACTGGTCAGTGCTGGAGGCAGCTGAATTCATCGAGGCGCATGGAGGGAAAGTACCGCCCCTGATGCTGGAGCAAATCAAAGCCGATCTGCGTGCTCCTAAGACCAATACCGATGATGAGGAAAGGCAAACAGCCGTCGGTGGCCCTTCTCTTGAAGATCTGGACAAAGTTGCGCGAGAACGGGCCGCCAACCGCCGCGCCGATGCCGCATTGTGGATTGAGCAGCGTAGGGAAGAAATCGCCGATATTGTTGATACAGGCGGTTATGGAGATGTTGATACTGAAGGTGTATCAAACGACCCATGGCTGGAACAAGACCTGGACGAAGACGAGGAGGAAGACGAAGAAGTTACCCGCAAGCTATACGGGGATGATGATTAATGGCCAGAAGTTGCGTAACGGATCCACGTTGGCGCGAGCTGGTGGCGCTATATCGTTATGACTGGATTGCGGCCGCTGATGTTTTGTTCGGCAAAACACCTACCTGGCAGCAGGATCTGATTATTGAGTCTGTGCAGGAACAGGGTAGCAAGACATCTGTTTCGTCTGGTCACGGTACCGGGAAATCAGACATGACTTCTATCATGATCATGTTGTTCATAATCATGTATCCCGGTGCCCGCGCCATTATCGTTGCGAACAAAATTCAGCAGGTAATGACCGGTATATTCAAGTACATCAAGATAAACTGGGCTACTGCCACCAGCCGTTTTCCATGGCTTGCTGATTATTTTGTTCTGACAGAAACCGCTTTCTATGAGGTTACTGGTAAAGGTGTATGGACTGTAGTACCGAAGGGCTTTCGTCTGGGAAGTGAAGAAGCTCTCGCCGGTGAACACGCAGATCATCTTCTGTATATTATCGATGAAGCCTCCGGTGTCAGTGATAGAGCTTTCGGTATCATCACTGGTGCTCTTACCGGACAGGATAACCGCATCTTATTACTGTCACAGCCTACACGCCCAAGCGGCTATTTCTACGATACTCACCATAAACTGGCCAAGCGTCCTGGTAACCCTGATGGCGTTTATACGGCGATCACGCTTAACAGTGAGGAATCACCGCTGGTAACGCCAGCATTTATCAAAATGAAGCTGGCGGAGTACGGCGGGCGTGATAACCCTATGTACATGATTAAAGTACGCGGACTATTCCCTAAATCACAGGATGGCTTCCTTCTTGGACGTGATGAGGTTGAACGTGCGACGCGGCGGAAAGTCAAGATTGCCAAAGGATGGGGCTGGCTTGCATGTGTGGACGTTGCTGGTGGTACGGGACGGGATAAGTCCGTTATCAATATCATGATGGTGTCCGGCCAGAGAAATAAACGCCGTGTAATCAACTATCGAATGCTGGAATACACAGACGTTACAGAAACGCAGCTTGCCGCCAAAATTTTCGCAGAATGTAATCCTGAGCGATTCCCAAATATCACCATAGCGATAGACGGCGATGGCCTGGGTAAAGCAACGGCGGATCTGATGTACGAGTATTATGGTATTACCGTACAGCGTATACGCTGGGGTAAAAAGATGCATAGCCGTGAAGATAAGAGCCTGTACTTTGATAAGCGTGCTTATGCCAACGTTCAAGCCGCAGAGGCCGTAAAATCAGGTCGTATGAGACTGGATAAGGGTAATGAAACTATTGAGGAAGCGTCGAAAATCCCTGTAGGGATTAACTCCGCAGGTCAATGGAAGGTGATGAGTAAGGAGGATATGAAGAAAAAACTCAACCTGCACTCACCAGACCATTGGGATACATATTGTTTCGCTATGCTGGCGGATTATGTTCCCCAGGATGAAGTGCTTAGCGTCGAAGACGAAGCGCAGGTTGATGAAGCTCTGGCATGGCTTAATGAATAACTCATTGACCATGCCGGATAGAAACTATTGCGCGCTTTCGGGGTTGTCGTTTACTGGCTGCCCCTTCTTAGTTTTACGGCTGCGCGTAACTGATGCGGCTGATTTGACCTTTTTCTCTTCGCGAGTGATGGCAATTTGTTTTTTTACATTTTCAATATCTGCCAGGCGATATATTTTTGCCTGCGGCCAGCGGTCGCAGATGATCGGTTCTATAGAGTCATAAAGGCTAAATTTTGCTTTCTCGAATTCACCGTTGATGATGATTCCATCACGGAGAGTTTCATCGCAGATAAACACACCACACAGCGGCACATGGTAACTAACTGATTTACCATCATTGTAGTTAGGGCTACTGGAAATGTAATGGACGCGCAGCATTGTTTCGCTAAAGCCGTGTACGCGCATACGGAATTTTTCATCCTCCGGGTACTGCTTCATTAGCTCTTTTGTTGCTTCCAGGTTCTCTATGTATTTCGCACTGTGCTCATTGATCCCCGCGCTTTTTTGGATGCGAATGTCCTTATCAATCAGATGAATAATGCGGCCAGCGGTCATATTGACGCTGTTCACTGCTTCTGTCTGATAAGTTGTAACCTTACGCACACCGCGAAGGATGTTAGGCACTGGATATAAAATAGTCTTTGGGATATTGAGGTCTGGGTACTGTTCCAGTTCCCGCGCCATTAAAGTCCATTTATCAATTTCAGCCTGAATGCTGTCCGTTTCTTTGAACGGCAGAACGACAACCGGGCGTACAGGACGACCGTCGCTGGCGGCATCAACGTGTTGGGCGCGTGCAACAGCTTTTTTTAGAAAGAGATCCCTGAAGCTGACGAACTCCTGGTACAGTTGTTCGCCGTAGACATAATTTATCATTGATCCTCCTCCAGAATTGACATGGCCAACAACTCACAGCGGATTACACTGGGAGTTGTTGGCCACCATTATAGAAGGATCCAACGAAAATAATAGATTTATTAGTGCATTTATTGTGAGTCTGGCTGGTTAGTGGCCATGAGATATTCGATTGTGTCAGTGAGATCATCCAGGTCGTCTTGGGTGATGCGGTACTCCTGATTGGATATCTTTGAGTAGTGTTCAGCAATGGCGCGGGCAGCGTCGGTTTCGGCGGGGTCTACAGATAAAGCGTTAGAGCAATGTCTAACGTCGTCGATGGTTGGTGGAATGAAAGCCATAATTATGCCTCACTGTATTGACAACACAGAGCCTGAAGCTCTGACCTACTGTTTCACCCATGATCCATGCTGGGGTAATCTAACAACATTGCGCTGTGTGTAAGATGAGCAATGCATAGCTGTAATGCCGTTGTATAAGGTTTCCCTGTTTGCTCATTTCCTTCTGAGCCGCTCTACAACGCTGAAGACACATTAAATAGTGAATCCAAAGTCGTATTACGAAACGGCGGCAAAACTATAATTTATTAGAGCAATTGTCAAACAACTATGAAAAACAATCCAGTTTTTGGCTGGTGGAGTGGGATTTTTCTCTCAAAATTTATTGCTCTAATAATTCTTGATTTTTATGCGCAGCTGGACGTAAACTCCTCTTCAGACCTAATAACTTCGTATAGCATACATTATACGAAGTTATCTTAAGGGTTATTGAACATGATCAATTTACCTGTAAATCCATACAGTTCAATACCTTATCAGGTCAAATAGTGATCACTTGATCATTTGATCAAGGTTGCGCTACGTAAAATCTGCGAAATGTTGGCAGTGTTAGTGCTCCAGATTTCGCGTAGCGCACTTAGCACCACCAATCAATCAGAGGTGAAAAATGGGATATTCAGCTGCTAAAGTGTCCACTCATATTGAGCTTGAGAAAAACCGTGGTTACTGGCGGGCAAAAGGGTTTGATCGTGATAGTTGTCAACTGTCATTATCGCGCGGTGAAGAGAAAATAGAACGCACGCGTGGTCGCTGGCGTTTCTATGACGAGAACCATAAACAGGTAAAGGCAGAGCCGATCCTGTACACTTTACTTAAAACCATTATCTGAGTGTTAAATGTCCAATTTACTGACCGTACACCAAAATTTGCCTGCATTACCGGTCGATGCAACGAGTGATGAGGTTCGCAAGAACCTGATGGACATGTTCAGGGATCGCCAGGCGTTTTCTGAGCATACCTGGAAAATGCTTCTGTCCGTTTGCCGGTCGTGGGCGGCATGGTGCAAGTTGAATAACCGGAAATGGTTTCCCGCAGAACCTGAAGATGTTCGCGATTATCTTCTATATCTTCAGGCGCGCGGTCTGGCAGTAAAAACTATCCAGCAACATTTGGGCCAGCTAAACATGCTTCATCGTCGGTCCGGGCTGCCACGACCAAGTGACAGCAATGCTGTTTCACTGGTCATGCGACGGATCCGAAAAGAAAACGTTGATGCCGGTGAGCGTGCAAAACAGGCGCTGGCGTTCGAACGCACTGATTTCGACCTGGTTCGTTCACTCATGGAAAATAGTGAGCGCTGCCAGGATATACGTAATCTGGCATTTCTGGGGATTGCTTATAACACCCTGTTACGTATAGCCGAAATTGCCAGGATCAGGGTTAAAGATATCTCACGTACTGACGGTGGGAGAATGTTAATCCATATTGGCAGAACGAAAACGCTGGTTAGCACCGCAGGTGTAGAGAAGGCACTTAGCCTGGGGGTAACTAAACTGGTCGAGCGATGGATTTCCGTCTCTGGTGTAGCTGATGATCCGAATAACTACCTGTTTTGCCGGGTCAGAAAAAATGGTGTTGCCGCGCCATCTGCCACCAGCCAGCTATCAACTCGCGCCCTGGAAGGGATTTTTGAAGCAACTCATCGATTGATTTACGGCGCTAAGGATGACTCTGGTCAGAGATACCTGGCCTGGTCTGGACACAGTGCCCGTGTCGGAGCCGCGCGAGATATGGCCCGCGCTGGAGTTTCAATACCGGAGATCATGCAAGCTGGTGGCTGGACCAATGTAAATATTGTCATGAACTATATCCGTAACCTGGATAGTGAAACAGGGGCAATGGTGCGCCTGCTGGAAGATGGCGATTAGCCATTAATGCGTAAATGATTGCTCTAATTCTTTGATATTTATGGTGACATATGAGGAAGGATTTCAACATCGACGGAAAATATGTAGTGCTGTCTGTAAGCACCAATATTCAGTCGCCAGCCGTCATTGTCACTGTAAAGCTGAACGATAGAATGCCTGATATTGACTCAATATCCGTTGCGTTTCCTGTCAAAAGTATGCGTAGTGCTGAACATTTCGTGATGAATGCCACCGAGGAAGAAGCACGGCGCGGTTTTGCTAAAGTGATGTCTGAGTTTGGCGAACTCTTGGGTAAGGTTAACAATGTCCTTTCAATCAGTTCAGCAAGGTCCAAAGCGTTAACAGCTTCCATGATGAAATAAAAAAAAGCCTGGCAAGGAGCCAGGCTGCACAAAAGAGCGGGGTTGTATTCCGCATCCAATCAATCAAGAAGGAGTATAGCACACAGGTACTGAAGTGAAAAAATGTGATTCGCGATAAACAAAATATCTACCATTGCTCTAATTGATTGTTATAATTGAGCCGCAGTTTTTGTCAACTACGAAGACGTTGCCATTACTTCACTCCTTGACATCATTGGCGGCCATTAGGCCGCCTTTTTTTTGCCATATGAAAACAATCGAACAAAAAATTGAACAGCGCCGCGAGTGGCAGAAGGCAGCCAGAGAACGAGCGATCGCTCGGCAACGGGAAAAGTTGGCTGACCCCGCCTGGCGAGAATCGCAATATCAGAAAATGCGGGATACTATCGACCGCCGTATCGCTAAACAGAAAGAGCGCCCACCAGCCAGCAAAACGCGGAAAAGCGCGGTAAAAATAAAATCTCGTGGCTTGAAGGGGAGAACACCAACGGCGGAGGAACGGCGCATCGCCAATGCTCTTGGCGCTCTCCCCTGCATTGCCTGCTACATGCATGGAGTAATATCTGAAGAGGTGTCTCTGCACCATATCTCCGGTCGTACCGCGCCGGGTTGTCACAAAAAGCAATTGCCCCTTTGCAGATGGCACCACCAGCATGCAGCACCGGCTGAAGTAAGAGAAAAATACCCTTGGCTGGTCCCTGTTCATGCCGATGGTGTGGTTGGAGGCAAGAAAGAATTCACCTTGCTGAACAAGTCAGAGATGGAGTTGCTGGCTGACGCCTATGAGATGGCAAACATCATGCACTAATAAATATATTATTTTTAATCTGAAATAATTGACAACTGACAAGTGACTTCAGTCAGAATCATCACACGCCCGGTACGGATGGATCCCTTTTCAAATATTCCATGGACGGCACAGTCTGAGTACCGGGCGCTACCTTCAGTTGTATTGCTAAGCCGCCGCTGGTGGCTTTTCTTTTTTGTGGGGCGCTATGGATAAGAAAATATGCGTTGTTTCAATGAGCGTCGGCAAACCGGCGTCAATGACTGCTGCATGGATCAACAATGAGCTGATAATGGCTGAGCGGACCAGCTACCCTGAACGCCGCCGCGACATGGAACTCCAGCTGCTGCGCGAATTGCGAGAAAAAGAGGAAAAGGGTTTTATCGTGCTGGTGGAAGAGGAAAACAGCTTTATTACTGGTCGAGTTGGCCAGCGTGTAAGGTTGCGAGATCCCTTTATGAACGGCAGGCCGGTACTGATTGAAGCAATGCAGATTTACAAGGAATTGGAACGCCAGAAAGCGATCAAGTTACCGCGCAAAGAATCCGGCAAATACATCCTCCACCAAAGCATCTTCGATTCCGAACACGACAAAAAAGGCGATGAATTTTTCAACATCAACTGGAGCGAAATAACGACAGAGCATGTTCTGACGTTACTATGTTGCTTTGCGACGGAATACAACAACGTTGCCAGCGCAGACTACATCAGGGCAATGGCTGGAGAAGTTGAGGCACGCCAGGAACCATCGTTACTAAGCCCTCTGATTAACATAATTCGCGGAACCCAAACGCTGGCACAAAAACAGGTGCCTAAGGGAGTATTAACAGGAAAAGGAAATTATCTATAAACGTCAATGCATTAGGGTATACTTCTCCGTAGAACTATAAGTAAATGGAGTAAGTAATGAGCGAGTATATAGAAATTGCCTATGCAGCAGCTACACATAGGCTGTGCTTTCTTACAGGCACTGGATTTTCAAAGGCTGTTTCTGATGATAAAGCCCCAAGTTGGCAATCTTTATTGGAGCAACTGTGCGGTTTATTGAAGGATGGTGACTCACTCAAAGAGGAATTATTTCCTGATGGAAAAGCAAAAGACCTTAGCCTTGAAGAGGCTGCTCAGGTTATTGCACTAAAATTTATACTTTCGGGGAAAAATATTTACCAGGAGATTGAGAAAATCATAGCCTCAATCGAACTTGATCCATCAATTGAATATATTCAAGACTTTTTCAAAGAAAACACATTTAAAGTAATTACGACAAATTATGACAAGTTAGCAGAAAAACTGGCTGGAGAGAATCGAACGTGTACAATCACCCCCGGCCTGCCAATTCCAAAATATAATTGTGAGGTTAAAGTCTACCATGTTCACGGCTCTATAGACTCCCCATCAGATATGGTTGTTACTAGCGAGGATTATTTCAGATTTATAAATGGTAATTCTTACTTTTCAAATAAACTAAGCACAGTTCTACATGAAAACACTATTGTTATTCTTGGCTATTCTCTAAGTGACGCGAACCTCAAGGCGATTATAAATGAATATAAGGTATTTTCACGGGACAACGTAATGTCCTCCAATATTTTCCTTATTTCCCGAGGGAAACTATTGCAACCTATTAAAGATTACTATTTTTCCTGCTTTGGGATTAGGGTTATAGATAAAACAGAGGTGTCTGATTTCTTTAGAAAACTTAACAAGAAAATTCCAGAAGCAAAAAAAATAAAAGACAAATTGAGGCACTCAATCAAATCGGTAATAAAAAACGGAAGAGAGTATAAAATAGAGTTCTTGAAGTTAGAGGATTCTTTTTATCATATCATTTCCTCCATTTCATCATCTGGATATAGCTGGAATGATGAAAAGGTATTAAATGTTTTTTGTGATATAATAGATAAAAAAATAGATCTTACTAAAGAGTCTGGCGCATGGGAGCAGTATGAACACCTGGCAAAATGGCTTATTTATTTCGGTAGTTTATTTGAAGTAAAAGGAACCAACTTTGAGAAAAAATACATACATGCGGTTGAACACTCAATGACTTATATGAATAAACCTTACGAAACAGGCTACTCATGGCGAGCATATCTAGCCTGGAAAACAAAATGGCCTTCACTGACAGCATCTAACCGCTCTCTTATTAAGAGTAAGATGGAAGAAATCCCGCTACAACAGATTCACGATATTATATCTAAGTTTATATAGTATATTTATCTCCGGCCTAATCTCCCTAGGCCGGAGAGTTCTTAATCAGCATTCAGGAGCAATGCGTTATCTATGATGATCTGCTCCCATTCCTCGAATGCCCGGTCGCGGACGCCCTGGGGAACGCTGTTAGTTTTGAAATCGACGACCGTCCGCCATTTTCCGTCCGGACGGTACATGCGCAGAGCTTTACTTCCCCCTTCCCTGCGCACCTCAACGTTATGCTTGTCAGCAAACTCTTGTAATGCTCGTAGCGTCCCATGCTTTACTGTGTAGTATCGCTTTTTCAAGTTTTCTCTCCAGCCTGTGCCAAGGCTTCAACTTCCAAATCGTAAGACTCAAACTCATAGTCCTGGTCGTCAACCTCTTCAGGCACTGGCAGTAAATGCCAGGCTGAGTATATCTGACCATTATCAAAACGCTCCTGGCTGTAGAGCGTCGCGGCTATGAGTGTTAGCGCCGGGCGGTCATAACGGTAAATTTTGCGAACGTCACGGTCAACGAGACGACCGAAATTACCATAACCGCGCTCCAGTAATAATTTTTTAATTTCCGGCCAGTATGGACCATAGCTGCGGTACAGGCGGGGATTTTTCAGTAATCGCCCGCGTAGCCCTGACAGGAAGAAATCAACGTATTCGTCTTCTGTCTTTCCTAACAACGCTGTACGGAGTACCGCCTCAAGATATGTTTTATTCGGTTTTATTGTATCAGATAGTGTGGCCATATTATGCGACGCCCGGCGAACCGGGCGCTCCTGTTATGCGTATTGTTGGATGACGGCCAGAACGTCCGCCACGTTGTGTTTTGTCTCGATAATCCACCAGTTACCCGGGAAATCGCTGTTCTTCGCCTTCGCTGGCAGCCAGCGAGCGCCGAATTTCGCCTTGATTGCGTCTTTCGCACGGAAAAGAACGCCTTTCATGCCTGAGGCTTCCTGAAGCCCAAATACCTCGCCAGCGGCGAATTTTGGTGCGTACATCATCTTCAGGTCGGCGGTGGATACGCGATAATTCAGACCAAGAGACTGAGCTATGCTGGTGGCATCACCCTGTATTGATGATAACTCTTCTTGTTTCTCGTTTCTGGCGGCAATCTCTTCCTCCGTGATGTTGCCAAGGGCCAGGTTTATCCGATCAGCGTCGGCCTGTTTCTCTTCATCGGTGCGCCCGGCAAGAACCGTGTTAATTCTCTGCAATATCTCCACATGATTCTTGCGCATGCTGAGCAATTCCGGCGTAACCTCGTTAAGATCCACCAGCCCAAGGATGGCAAGGTCGGAAAACATTGATACCAGGTTGTAGGTCATGCGATAGCTGAGTTGACCATAGGCTGATGGCAACTGCACCGCATCCATTTTATAGGCATCCATAAATTTAGAGCCGTCGTTTACGACATCCGCAATTGCCGGTGTGATTTTTCCTGTGGTGGCGGCCTCCCTGATTGCTGTTACCCACGATTGAGTCAGCGCGGAAACTGCATGATTCAGATTGGCTTTGCGTTCTGCTGCAATGCGCGCGCTTGCAGCGTCCATTGACTGTTTGATCTCGTCTTTATTGCTGTAAATGCCAATGGTGCCAAACTGTGCTGTGGTGATCTCATAATCTGACGCCCGGAACTCATTGGTACCGAAAATGGCATTGGTGACTTCAAGTTCAGAATCCCCGTTACGAGTAGCCCCCTGGCTTGTTTTTTCCGGCATTCTGGCGATCGCATCCGCTATTTTCTCCTGAATTGCTTCAGGGGATAGCGTATCTCCGTATGACGCGATTACATCGCCATAATTGGAGCCAAACAGTTCAACCAGGAATGTTTCTGCCGAACGGATCTGGCGGTTATTCCCTTCCGACATCATACCAAGCACCCATTTTGCAATTGACGACTTCAGCGCGCCGTCACGGCGATCCGGGTAAACCGCATGCTTCAGTGGGTCCGTATAGGTACCAACAAAATCAATGCTATAGCCTGACTCTGTAGTCTGAACGCCGTATGAGTCAGTGATTTTGATCATGCCGCGCTGCTGGAAACGGTAGAAATCGTCACAGGAAATGATGTCGTTAATCCCGGCGATGGAGACGCCACCACTGATTTTCTGCATAACAGCATCTTCATCGGGAGTTACATCAACCTGTTTATCCAGCGTCTTCACATCCCAGTTACCCGATTTGGTGCCTTTGAAGGTAAAGATGATCTCCACGTCTGCGCGCTGGCTGTCGAAGCCCAGCGACTTAATGCGAACGATATCACCGGCACAATCGTAGTATTGGCCTACACGCCATGAGCGATCGCCGATAACAAGGAACTCATTCGCATGGTTAACCAGATCAGGATCAACATCCAGAATGCCTTTATTTATTGCATCCTCCACCAGCGGGCGCAGGCGTTTGATATCCGTCGCGGCCTTCTGAGTACGGTTCAATAATTTCTCATAGCGGGAGATGGCTTGAGAGATATTAGCCTTGCGCTGAATGGCGCTTTTCAACGACGCGCGATACTGTGCTAACAACGTACGGTCTGTGTGATGGACGCTACCCCAGCGGGCTTTCCAGTCTGCGTTATCAGCTGCTTTGGCCATTACCGCCTGTTTGAATTTGGCGACGTCGGCGGTGGTCTTTTCAAGTTCCGCTTTGCTTCGCTCTAATTCAGCGGTAAGTACCTCCACATCCTCGCCAGCTGCGTGCTGCGCCTTGATGTAGTTCTGAAGGTCGATAGTAGCCTGTTCTTTCTGGCGAGCGCGTTGCGCGGCTTTCGCCTTATCCATTTGAACCTGCATCATTGCCAGACGTTCGCCATCATCCTTAGCGGTATACATCTGCATTTCGATCATATCGTTGGCGTCGGCGTTCTCCATTTCTGACTTATCTGAACGGAGGATATCGGAGATCCAGCCTGCTTTACGCTTCAGCGTCTTCAGTCGGTATTCATCGAAAGAACCCTTGCCGCAGTAGTAGTGAACGCGAACGCTTGCACGGTTGGAGCCAACTCGGGCACCGCGACCGTTACGCTGTGCGATACTGGCTGGTGTCCATGGCAACGTCAGATGATGGATGTCAGTCGTTCCTCGATGCAGGTTGATACCCACCTCTGCCTTTTTGTTGCAGATGATGATCGGAGTCCGGCCCTCCTGGAAGTCGGCAGCAATCTTTTCCAGCCCACCCAGCGACATTTCATTTTGCTGCGCGATATAGGCGTCATACAGAGCCATTTGCTCGTTGTATTTCGCTATCTGTGCATCTGTTGGTTCATCCGGTAGCTCTTTCGGCGGTTTAACCGCTTTCAGTTTCTTACCGGTTTTACCTGCCTCGGCAACCGTCTGAGCATTCAGGATCCCCACCTTTGAAGGTTCAAGGTTAAGAGCATTGCAGATAATGCGCTTGAGCTTCTGGTGTTGCGTTTTTTCATCGGTGAAGATGATTTGCTTACCTTCCGGGAAAAACTCCTTCAGCGTGGCAATCAGCTTCGCGTATTTGGGCGTAACGGGGTGAGTTACGGTCTGTTCGTCAATGCCAAACTTGGCCAGGCGCTTATTCACTTCCTGCTCAAATGCTTCCGGTACCTGCAACTGAATAAACTCGCCCTTATCTATCAGGGAGTATTGCGATTGCTGCGTGATCGAATCATCACTGTCGTCGTCTTCGCTGGTGGCTTGTTTAGGCAAACTGTCCGCCAGCTGCTGCACCGCATCGGCGTACTCCGGCAGGAAACGATAGGTGATCCTGCGATAGTACAGGTCCATGTCAGTACATACGCGGTCCATATCCCTGATTATTGAGAAGATCGGACGGGCTTTCTCGTGCTCAATCACGCCGTCTTCATTGACCGAGGTCGTTACGCCATTGTTGGCTTTGGCTGCCGCTTCCGCCTGCTGACGCAATTCTTCATACGCCGCCAGTTGTTCTTCCGTAAGTGGTGCATCCTGCTGGTGTTCGTCCAGTTCCGGGATCTCCACGGTATCCTTAACGTCTTCCGCCGTTTTAAGCGTTGTCCAGCGATGGAATATGCCGCGCAGCGCATCAAGGTTTTCAAAGCCCACCAGCGCCATTTTTTCTTCAACTTCACCGCTGATTTTCTGTACCGTTTCCAGCCTGGTCTTGCCGAAGAATTTAACGAAGTCATCAGGACCGTAGATCCCCATCTTCTGCCAGTATTCCTTCGGCAGAACATGAGAAAGCATGTTGTATGCATCGATCGGGGTGTTAACGACTGGCGTTGCAGTCAGGAGAACCGGCCCGCGCCCGCCATTCTTTTTCATCAAGTACGCGTTTTTGATTGCCATATCCCGCGCCGATTGCGCCACCGCGCTGGTGGGCAGATAGGCCAGTTGTGACGCTTCGCGACCATTTTTATAGCTATTGCGGTAGTTGTGACCTTCGTCGGCGATCACACTATCGAAGCCCATATCCTCAAAGTACGGATACTTCTCTGCTTTTTCGGTGCCGGTATCTGAATACTCCGACAATACCCGGCGACGCGCGGCCTCTTTGCGGTGGGAGTCGGAGTCCATTGCGCTGGCTACGCGCCCGGCAGCAACGAAGTCATAAAGCATATCCTGTGCATGCTCATCTACGGTGTCATCACGTAGCGGAATGCGGGCGTATTGTTCTTTGGTAAACACGACTGCACGGTAATTTGAGTGCGGGATCGCGTTCATCCGCGCCGTGATAGTGGCTTCATCTGCCAGCTTAAGAGCATCGCGCATAACTGGAGTGCCATCAGTACCAAGAACAGGTTTACCGTTCTCATTGAGCACCGGCACCTGGCGAATCTGATCGCCATCCATCAGCACATCAAGACCGACGAACAGGTAGTTACTGAATGCCTCTTCACTCAGGAACTCTTTTGCTTCGTAATACCAGTTTTCCAGCACTGATTTAGGCACTACATACGCAGTACGGGTGGAACGACCGTTCTCATAGTTGAACGCCTCAAGCGCCAGCGCGGTCGTGGTTTTACCCAGCCCGGTACCGAAGCCCAGGATGCCGCGCCCATCTTCGGACAGTCGGCGCACCTCGCTATTCTGGTAATCAAATGGCTGTCGCTTACCGCTTAATCCCTTCAACCCAAGCGGATCGCCAGAGTGTTCATACGGGATATTGCTATTGAACACATCGTTGTATTTGGCAACCAGCTCATCGTAGCGATCGTGCGTCTTGATCCACTTATTGAACTGGTCCTCAAGCAGTGCCATCTGCTCGCGGTAGCCGTTCGCCGTCGCGCTATCTTTGCCACCGATACGCGCACCATTGAGATACTTTTCCAGCTGTGCCGGGAACCCGGTCGCGTTTTCACCTGATTTACGGTCCCACTCGTAGCGGATCTCGCCTGTTTCTTTATCCTTGCGCTGGACGACACCGTATCGGTGCCCGACGAACAGGCCATCACCACCGTGATAGGTGTCAGAAACCATTTCGTCGCCTTCCAGCTGCACTGACTGCACATAGCGCAGATCCGGATAGCCGTTTTCCTGCAAAAACTCCAGAATGACGGAACGGTCGAACCAACGGCTATTGAGCTTAAAGCGGATATTCTCTGCTGGCGTCTTGATGCGCTTCTCTTCGATCGCTGCCAGCTGATTAAGGACGTTGTTCTTTACTGGACCGTCGGGGAGCGTGGCGAGGAATTCCTGTTTTGGAGCCACTATCTCGTTAATGTCGCCGCTGGTGGCGCGGGCGAACGGAACAATCCCGCCATACGGTGAAACCGCAATACCAGGAGTGCTGGCCAATAAATTAAGCAACTCTTCATCACTGGCTGGCAATTCGCCGGTAAACGCAAGGCGGAAATCATCGAGCTGGATTGGATCGCGGGTAAGATCGCTATAGAGATAACGCAGGGTGTCCTGATAGCTGGTGGAGTCATAACTGGCGCTGGAATCATGCGTAACCAGCTTTCCTGTCAGCTCGTCAGAAATAGTGCCATCCAGCTTAATTGCACCACGGAAAGCAAACCAGGCGCGCGCACCGCTTCCCGATAATTTAGCTATCGGACCGCGACCAGGGTTACCAAAACGGTCAATCTCTGCCTGCAAACGGGATACCAGAGAAAGGCGCTGCTGTTCGATTTGTTCAGCACTATGCCCGGCGGCCTTCATGTCCTGATATTCAATTAACATCCGGCCAATCATCGCCCCGCGATACAAGCGTTCACGGTATTTTTCAGGCTGGCTGTTAATCCAGTCCACCAGCTGCACCATATCGTCGCTGATTGATGTGGTGTACTTATCGCGGACATTTGCCATCTGGGTAAATGTCATGCCGAGACGGCCTTCTGTTGTAGTCAGGTTACGCTGAAGAGCCTCCCAGCTATCCGCGCCATAACTGGCAGCATCGATCTTAAGTTCCTTCCCGGCATCAGCTTCAATCCAGCGACCACCAGCATATTTTTGCCATACGCCATTAATCAGGCGCATTTCCCCTTCACCAACAACGTCTGCGGTCGGTGACGGTTCAGCCATATCGAGCAAAGACCAGTCGATACGGCTTTCGAAACGATGAATCAGCTTCGCTTTAAGAGCCTGGTTATCAATCTGACCGTCGGCACGAACCTCAATACGCCCCTGGAAGCCCTTTTCCTGGGTGCCATGAACAAACCGGCGGCCGTCCTTTTCAAACCACTTGCCAGAAATAAACGTTGGCCAAAGCACATTTGCCGATTCGAGAGTGCTTTCATCCACCAGGGGGATTTTCTCAGCCATCTCTGCCGGATGTTTGCGCATCAGCACCACATCAACAACTGTACTGGTCCCGTTTGCGTCAAAAGTACCGGTAGGCAAGCGGTGGGCACCAAGAAATTCAGCTTTCCGTGATAGGCGCAGGCGTAACCGCTTCATGTTTGAACCTGAAACAATGGACGGCGGCACAATCACGCACATGAATCCGCCTGGCTTTATCTTGTCCAGCATGCGGAGCATGAAGTAAGAACCCATGTCCGTTTCTTCTGCGTAAGGCTTATCGATGTTGCGTGTGTTATCACGACCACCGAACGGAACGTTACCCACAACATGGTCGAATGAATCGTTAGGCGTGCTTACAGCCAGTTGTTCGAACGGAGAAATCTGTACGCTGTCTTCCGGGTGCAACAGCTGGTTTATACGACCGGAAACACTGCTGATCTCAGTCGCGGTCATCACCGTACCAACCGGTTTTGTCTCATTAAAAACGCCGGTTCCCGCCGATGGTTCCAGAGTGTTACCTACGTCCGCGCCGTAGAGCTTCATGATCTCCCAGACACCTTCAGCGATCGGCTTTGGTGTGTAATATTCGGAGACGGACCCGCCAATGCCGCCTTCACCGGTGTACCCAGCCAGGATCTGGCGCTGTTCATCTGTCAGTGTCGCGCCGTCCACCAGCGAATTAAGCAAATCTATCGCCTTCTGATTCGCCTCACGGCGCAGTCGGTCATAGCTTTTGCCTTCCACCTTTTCCACGCCGTATTTAATCGGCGCTCGGTGAGATGTTATTGCCCTAATGTATTTCAATATTTCGCTGACACTTGAACAGCGAAACACCCCCATAGATAGCTTGTTCATTGGTAATCCTTAACAAGTGACTAGTGTTAAATTTCCGTTCAAACACGATGCGAATTATTCTAATTAAGGTGCAATCTTGGCAGACAATAAAATCACGCTATCCTCGGTCAGGAAGGCGCTGGCGGGGGTTTTTAAAGACAACGGAGAACGGGACAACATCCTCCTGTCCGCGCTGGCTGTGCACGGCGGAAGTGGGTATTTGTTTTCTCGCGCAGGGGCACCGGTACAACTGTCCGGCTTCTTAGGCGGCAAACCGGGCGATAGTGGCATGGCTGGCGATGGGCTGGTGGACGGAAGTCGCTTTATCTTTGATGAAGTTCAACTGCCGGAAGACCGCTTGCAACGCTATCCGCTACTCGAAGAGATGGCGGTTTACAGCACGATCGCCACCGCGCTGAACATCCATATTACGCACGCGCTCTCTTTCGATAAGAAGACCGGGCAAACTTTCTCTATCGTGCCGGTACATAACGGAAACGATAGTGACTATGACGCCGCGCAGGCGTTGTGTGACGAGCTGATGAACGACATCGGGCGAACCATCAACAAAGAGGTCGCCGGGTGGGCATTTATCATGTCTGTATTTGGGGTGGCTTATGTCAGGCCATACGCCAAAGAAGGCATAGGGATCACGTCTTTTGAGTGCTCCTATTACACCCTTCCGGGCTTCATCAAAGAGTTCGAGGTCAGCGGCAACCTGGCGGGATTTAGCGGCGATTATCTGAAGGACGCGTCAGGGAAAATGGTTTTCGCCGATCCGTGGGCCATTATCCCTATGAAAATCCCCTACTGGCGGCCTAAGTCAAACCTTATGCCTGTGCACACTGGCCATAAGGCTTACAGCCTGCTGGATAATCCGGAAGAGCGCACACCGATTGAAACCCAGAATTACGGGACCAGCTTGCTCGAATACGCCTACGAGCCGTACATGAATCTGCGTTCGGCGATCCGCTCACTGAAGGCAACGCGTTTTAATGCGTCGAAAATTGACCGAATCATCGGCCTGGCGATGAATAGTCTGGATCCGGTAAAAGCAGCCGATTATTCGCGCACCATTACTCAGACGCTTAAACGAGCAGCTGACCTGATGGAAAAGCGCGCACGCGGCGCGAATAACATGCCTACGGTGACCAATACCCTGCTGCCTATTATGGGCGACGGCAAGGGACAGATGACTATTGATACTCAGACCATCCAGGCTGACATCAACGGCATTGAAGACATTCTCACCTATATGCGCCAGCTGGCGGCAGCACTTGGCCTCGATTACACCCTCCTGGGGTGGGCAGATCAAATGTCCGGCGGGCTTGGTGAAGGTGGATTCCTGCGCACGGCAATTCAGGCCGCCATGCGCGCCTCATGGATCCAGCAGGGCGTAGAAGAGTTCATTCAGCGGGCTATCGATATTCATCTTGCTTTCAAGTACGGCAAGGTATACCCGGAAGGTGATCGCCCGTACAAAATCGAATTCCACTCCGTTAATACCGCTCTGCAACAAGAGCACAACGAAAACCGCGACTCGCAGGCGAACTACGCCACCATCGTTACGCAAATCCTCGATGCCGTCAGCAATAACAGCGTCCTCGCCAATTCCGATGCATTCAAACGTTACCTGTTCAGCGATGTGCTGGAGATTGACGAAAAAATCTCTGAAGCACTGGTGAACGAACTGAAAGCGAAAAGCGAGGACGACGATCACCTGATGGATTCCATCATCAAAACACCGCCACAGGAACTGGCGCAAATCCTTGAATCGGTCTTTAAAGAGGGAAACGAGAATGACTGATGTTTTGAAAACGGTCACTGACCGCTTTTGTCTCTATAGTAATGCTAGAAAAGGTCGCCAGAACGGGCGACAGTATGTATTAAGCGCGGTAAAGACCATGCTTGAAAGCAAGGAAACTCAGGAAGGTTTACGCCTTGGTGAGCTTTTCGGCTATTACGGTCACGGTCGCCGACAGCTGACCGGCAAACTGGAAGTACCAGAAACCAGCGTGATCATGGTGGAAGGTCGCCCGGTCGTTATCGACAATGTTCCAGCTTGCCGCACAGTAGCTATATCCGTTGACGACAACGGCATCGTTACCCATACACAGGAAATTCTTAACACAGAGCCGGGTAAAATTGTCGCCGCGATGATCGAAAGCCGAGCTGGTGGCTGGAGCTGGGCCACTGGCGGGCGTGAGTCCGGGAAAATCGCTGTAACCACCAGCTTCCATGGTGTGGATTATGTGACAACGCCGAACTATATCAGTCTGGATCATCCTGCCAGCGCCGGAATGTTTGAAAGCGCGGATTCTAAATCTTTACTGGCAGAGTCCCTGGCGGCGCATGGGTACTCCGACGAGTCAGTGCAGGCCGTTATATCCCATTACGGCAAAATGGCTGAACTGGAAATGATGGTGGAGGCGACAGAGCGTACGGCAGAACTGGAAACTGCACTACTCGAAAGCCAGGGCCGCCACCTCGAAGCAATGGCCAAGATCGCAGATGCTGAAGCGCGAATCGCTTTGCTGGAGGAAACAGCGGGTATCCGCGACGATGTGCTGGCAGCAATGCAAGACGAACTGGATAACCTCCCGATCTTCGTCTCCGCCGCCCAAAAAGACGCATTCCGCCTCAAAGAACCTGGTGATGCAAAAATCGTTGCCACACTTTTCGAATCTCTGATCAAAGTTGGCGCACGCAACTTGCCTGTCACCAAGAAAATTAAGGAGGTTCCGCAAGCGGCTAACGTCCAGGCACCGCGTGAGACAAGCATCATCACGTTTAATAATTCAATCAATCCGTTTAAATAACCACCAAAAATAACCCCGGCAGCTGCCGGGGTTCTCGTTAACTATTATCGCCTTCGCCTTCGTGCCATATATTTGCGCACCGCGCGGCGTGGACAATCTGAAGCGGTTTCTTTCTGCTGCATCAATCTCGCAGCCATGCTCAAAAATGTCAGGCACAGCCGAAGCCCGGCATACAATAGCGGTTCCAGTGGCCACGTCTCATTGAGCACATATACCGCCATGAAAATCGAGTCAAAAACTATCGCCGCCAGCGATAACTTCATTGTCGAAAGTCGGCGGAGCTGCCGGAGTTTATTCATTGACAAGCCCCGTCAGGCAAAGCTGGCGTTCTTTTTCACGGCGAATCTTTAAACCTCGCAGGGGCACGCCGTTACTGTTCACGAAATCAGGGAGATGATTACACATATTCACCCATTCCCCTTTCTGCGCCCACTTGTGGATGGACGTTTCTACTCGCATGCCTCGCGCTTTGCTGTAGTAGGTCCGTAAGCTATTGCATCCCATATTGAATGCCGCGCTTGTCATTGCACTGAAGGCATTATCGGGCATGTCTTTGCCCCGGAAGTGCTGATTAATACAGCGTTCAGCGATCAGGATATTCTTTTCCCAATCAGCGGCGATTTGCTGGTCGGTTTTTCGCACACCCGGCGTTACCCCGTGTGTATTACCGATCCCGTCAGTCCATACCCCCGCCGGGCACATGTATGGATCACGTCGGCAACCTTCAGCGTTACCAATCAGCTCAAGCCCCGCCTGGTTGGTTCGCACATTGCCATTACCCATCACGATGGTAATCATCACCGCGATAGCGCAAATTGCACCGCCTCCTGCGGCTGTTTTTCCCTTCATAAAGACCTCATAAGCGAATTTTTTACGCTCCAGGACAAACACTCATTCACAGCCAATACCGACTGACTCGATCCCTTTAGAAGGTACAGGATAATGCAAATCACTTGTTAGCCACGTTTCAAAGATATACATTATTGCTCTAATTAATTTATTTTATTAGGTAAGAAAAGTGGCACAACGCGGTGTAAACAAAGTCATCCTGATTGGTACCCTGGGGCAAGACCCGGAGATCAGGTATATACCAAATGGCGGCGCAGTCGGAAGACTCAGCATCGCAACGAATGAATCATGGCGCGATAAGCAAACGGGCCAACAGAAAGAGCAAACAGAATGGCATAAAGTCGTTTTGTTCGGAAAACTTGCTGAAATTGCGAGTGAGTATTTACAAAAAGGTTCTCAGGTCTACATCGAAGGGAAACTTAAAACCCGTAAGTGGACAGATGACGCCGGTGTAGAACGTTACACGACGGAAATTATCGTCAGCCAGGGCGGCACCATGCAAATGATCGGCGCTCGCCGCGACGATTCACAGTCCTCAAATGGCTGGGGGCAGTCAAACCAACCTCAAAACCACCAGCAATACAGCGGTGGTGGCAAACCTCAGAGCAGCGCCAATAACGAACCTCCAATGGACTTTGAAGACGATATTCCGTTTTAGAGTTTATGAGTAAAAAACGACTGAAAGAAAAGCGGTGGTCCAAACGCCAACAAAAGCACGAACTCGCTAAAAAACGCCAAAGTTGGCAATGGAACGCGTTTTTAACGAACAGAACACCCCGAGATATTGCTTTCGCTGGTGGGAAAACATTCCTGACCCACCTGAAGGCGCAATACATCAGTTTTTAAGCAGAGAAAAGACTATGGCAGCACAAAATACTAAAACAATTCAATACCGCCTGCGTAATGGCCAGAGTGTCGAAGTGACCATCAATAATGATGGTGTACCTGGCGAAAAGGTTTCTATCTCCGATCTGGCTATCGAAAAAACCATCATGTGCCACCTTGGCTTTACTGAAGAAGTGAGCAAAAAGCATGGTGTAGCAATCTGGAGCGCAATGGATACTGGTATGCGCAAATTCATTACTGCTCGTACCCCAGGGATGACCATGATGGACCTCATGCAGATTGCGCCGCTGTTTGAATGTGAGCCTTTAGATGTATTCAGCAATCCAGCTATCTGCCAGCAGTTATATGGTGAGATGAAACTCGCGGTTACCCCCATTGTGCTGCATGAAGGATCGCTTGCTGGCGTGTGGAAAGTGGAGCGTATTTCAAGCTACATGCCTTTCCATGTCAACGGCGTAATCACTGGTGAAAATCAACCTGTTTCCGTTATAAAGTCAGACCTCAAGCGCGCAATTCTTGAAGCAAGTTGTCGAGTTGTCGGCCTGGGCAAACAGTCTTATGTTTCCTTCCCGGCTGGCCCTGAAGGCCCGGCAGAAATTCTGATTATGGATGCCGATCTGCTATGGCAAATACAGTTTCTGATTGGCAAAAGCATCATCCGCGCTGAAGAACTCGATCAGTACATTACCTGCACGATGACGGATGAAGTCAAAAGTGTGGCTATAGCCAATGCCCGGAACCTATGTCGTGCTGCATTAACAGAACTGCAAGAAAACACCACGGAAGAGGTGGAAAGTGATTAATCGTATACAGAATGAATCTGCCTGGTTAGCACTGATAGAACGGTATAAAGACAATTGGGAACTGGCAGCAAAAGAGTTGCTTGATATTGAGTTAACACCTCATCAAGCAAAAATTATTAACTCGATAAAGAACACCGGAGCCAAAGTCACTGCCACCACACCACATGGTATTGGGGAAACCTCTATTGTGGCAGTGATTAGCATCCTGCAAACAATACTGTATTCGTGCTCCCGTACAGTGGTTGTTTCTCCTGCGATTAACGATAGTCGAAAAACAATAATTGACTATATGTTCCGTTATTGGGAGCGAGTTACCCAAAAACACCCTTTTCTTGGCAATTATTTCAGAATACACCCTGACAAAGGGTTGGTGCATATCAGTGAAACATGGGGATGCGTCTATATAACCTATTGTCTGAATAACGAAGAGTCTCTGGCTGGTTTTACTGGACCGCACGATCTTTTCATCGTTATTAACTCGGCGGAAATCAGCGATCGCGCTCATGCAGTGATAACTGGCAATTTAACCAATTATGACTCGCGCCTGCTGTTGCTGTCGAAACCATCGGAACGCGAGAAAGGGTACTTTTATGATTCGCATCACCGGTTGGCCCATAGTAAAAACAATCCTGCTGGTTTTTTCACGGCGATAACTCTAAACACAGAGGATTCACCTCTCGTTTCTGAAGCATATCTTGAATTCAAAGCCAAAGAGTTTGGTGGGCGCAATAGCGATGAATATCGCCGATTGATCTTGGGGAAATTCCCCGGGATTCGGGAGTTGATGGAAAAGTCATCTGTTCCCCGTAATATGCACTTCACAATGACTGACGGTAGTAAATGGGTAGTGCCTACGATCGTGATCGCCAAACACCATGCGAAACATCACGCTAAAAAACACAACTCCAGCACATTAGACTGGCTGAAGGCCTATACAATACCGTTATTCTCGGCAAACCATAACGCTATAGCTGAATGGGCTAAACAAATCCCCTGGCAGGATGTGGCTGAAGAGGCATTTGTCGAAAAACCACCAAGAGATATGCACGAGCACTGTTGGCTGACATCAGAAAAGAGTTTCTCGTGAGGTAAAAATCCCGCCAATTGGCGGGATTTCTTCAATATACGATCTGGTCTACATGATCACCAAAATCATCGTCGTCGTCCTCATCGCCACCATCTACTGCTGGCCAATCAACAAACCAGCCAGCGTAAAGATGCAGCGTTCGGAGAACATCACTTGCGGGAGCATCAAGGGTGTTAACGAATCCCATATAGCTATTGGGATTTGCCCCAGCTATGGCTTCAGCGATCATGTCCTCGGTAATGTCACCGGAGATAATGCTTAAACGCCCGGAAACTTCTTCATTATCATCAAATTCGATAATGGCATCTCCGCCTAATGGCGCTGCGATTTTAATCTGCATTATTTAGCTCCTTTGCCACACCTAATAACAGTTCCAGCAATCCGTCACCATTCATCAGTGATGCGGCAGCGGCCTCTTTGTCATGATACAACTGAAGAGCCATAGAGAATACTTCCGTTGCTGACGTTTTGGAAATAGTCGGTGATTTCTGCCGAATTTTCCCGGTGTTACTTACTGAGGCTGGCGGGTATACCTTCGCCATATAAATATTACTCAATCGAGATCTGAAGCACCATTCAGGCTTGCCACGCCCACCGATATTGACGAAAGATGGCTTATCCCCTTCAACATTGGCCTTCAGGAATGACCGGGCTTTCTCTAACAAACCAGGGTTACTGTACTCAAGATGATGACCCAGCTCGTGCCACAGTGCACTTGCATTTTCATCGTTCAAATTGACAGCAACAACACCATTAAGATTTGCATATGCCCTTCCCTGGTGGTGAACCACCTTTGATAAGGTCGAAATTTTACCGCCGGTCAGGCGATAAATATCAGCAAGTTCCTTGCGCAGGTCTATCCCACCATTCTGTCCAGCGCGGGCTTCTTCCACTTCTTCCGTGATAAAAGAGTCGGCCCACTCAAGAGCTTTTTCTTCAGATACGGATGAGTTGGCGATCGCACTGTTCATGGCAGATAACACTTTCTCGTGGACCGAACCCATACTTCGCTGATTCATTTGCCAGCGTGTCTGCGGGTTATATGAGAATCGCTTAAGTAGTTGGTCAAGCTGCGAAAGTTCTTCTTCACTGACATACTTTTTAGCCTCACCAATAATGCCAGGGAGAATATTGCCGTTAGGATTAAACGCTCGCGAAAGGAAGAGTTTCAGCGCCCCCATGCCCTCCGATGCTTCAATATCACCAATAACCCGGTTAACAATGGCCGCACTCTTCGGATTAGCATCCGCCAACGCTCTGGCTACGATTTGCAGGGACGATACGACCTCACGCTGCATATCAGTCCTGATCTCATCAATAAACTCTGGCGTTATGCCGTGCTCTTTAAGGATATCCCTGCCTTCCGCCGTTACCCCATCGATATCACCGACATGTTTATTAACCTGACTTTGCAATGCCTTAAATGCCCTCAGAATTCCACGGGCATCATCAGCTTTACTAACGGCCTTCCTGAATGCTGGCAAGAAGTCAGAGTTAACCTCATTTTGTTGATCGGCCCACTGAATGGAGGCTTCTTTCATCTCGTCCAGAGTCAGATCACCCAACGCGGTATGGTCTGTGAATATGAGCGACAACCTCTGAACCATTTCTGCCAATGGTGATGCTGATTGCGCCGCGCTAAGGAATGCTTTCACCCTGGTTGGGCGAATGGAAAACCAGTCAATAGCTGGTGGCATATCTCCGTTTTTTATCGCCTGCGCTATCTCATCAAAGCCGTCGCGCCCAAGGGAGGATGCGTAATTTAACAATCCGCGAAGTAACGAATTGCTGATACCGAATAATCGGCACCATTTTTTTACGTCGGCAACAGGCATTCGGACAAAATGCGCAAGCACTTGTACAAGCTGCTCATCCTGGGGATCGGTGCGGGATAGCAGCCTGATCAGATGAATAATGTCTTTGATGCCGGATGCCCGATGTAATAGCAAGCTGGTATATGGAGCAACACCGTTGTAACTACCGCCGGAAGCTGACTCGAAAAGACCGCCGGATATCCCTTGCATACCTTCGTTTTCCAGTTCCTGAGATACCTGGCGAAGGATATCCTGTAACGACACATCGCCGCCGCCAAACATATCCCCGAGCGCCTGGCCCTGGTGCTGTAACTCATCATTGATACGTTGAGCCATCAATTTAAAGGCGGTGGCCATACGCTTCGCGCTACGGTTATTCGCGACGATGAACAACGCGAGAGCTTTCACTTCCGGGGCTGTTTCGCTGAACATATCCCCCTGAGCAATAACATCGGTAATATGTTGGCCTGACTCCTTCGATTGCCTTACCAGGTCTACCGCATCTTTCAATGCCGCCAGCGCCTTTTTATCGAGGCTATCCGCTGTCTCAATGCCATCAACAATAGTTGTCACAGCCTGCTTGTGCGCTTCTCCTGATAAAGCCTGCATCTGGACAAAATCATTGGCTGCCGCATTAAGCGCCGTCAGAACATTACGCATGTCCGGATCAGGTTCTTCTGCAACCATCCTTACCAGGCGCGCATCCTTATATGCCTTGGCAAAGATCGCGTTTTGTATACGGTCTACAAGTTGCCGTGTTGGTCGCCCATCTTCAGTTACAAGGCCAGCCGCCTGTGTGGCACCAACTTGCGTCATAAATCCGCGAATAAACGCGTCATTACTGCGGCTAAGCAGATCTCCGCTTTCTGACGGGTTAAACAACGCCATCATCGCCGGTGTTATGCTGTCGGCATCAACAAAAGCCTTTTCACTGGCTGCCATTTCCTGAAGATCAGAAATATTTGAGTCCTTGGCAAACTGAACGCGATCAACCTTAGTTAACCGGCGGCGCACCAGTACCGGAGCCGTCATTGATTCAACCTTTTCAGGTCGTATGCCGAATTCGGTCGCATGTTCAATCAGGTACTCACGATACCGATCCGCATTGCCGTCCTGATAGGCTTTGATGATCCCCATGGTCCGTCCATTACCTGACTCAACGGCATTGTCCTCACCAATTATCGGCGCACCATGGCTGGATAAACCGGAATCAGTAAGCTGAGCAGGCCGCAAATCTTTGGATATCTGGTTAACCTGAAGAAGGCTGGATGCGCGGGTCCGGTCGCGCGGCTGAAGTTCCTGGGGATAGTCTGGATTAATTTTCCCATCCAGAGTATTGGATACCAAAAGAACTGAGGCATCGACGATATCAAACGCTGTTTTTACCTCGTCTCCCTTCGCTGTCACCACATACGAAACCCGCCCATAATCGGGCAGGTTCTTTAGCAGCTCGATCAGCGTTTCTATGCTGGTGGCCATTACCACCTGATCGCTTAAGCTCATCCCTGTTACGCCTTATGCTGCCTCTTTAATGTTGGCGGCTATCCATGCCGCCGTGTGCTGTTTAACCTGGTCCAGGTCGATGTATGTGCCAACATATTGACTCAAATCCTGCAAGGTACCGATAAATGCATCGGTGCTCTGATCGACGAATTTATCAGCCAGGAAATCAGCAACCAGTTTTGGCACACCATCATGTTCCGAAGGTTGTTTTTCCTCGCCACTACCACCGCCGGACGCGCCGTACCCCATCTGTTGCATGATCTGGTCAATTTCATCGCTGATATCCAGCAACTCCATGCCACTCGCGGTCGCCGCTTTGGACATCAGAGCATCCAACTTATCGCTGAGATCCATTAACTCAATAGCTGATAGTGTCATGCCGCTACCCCCGCTTTCTGGATTGCTACCAACAGATCAGCCAGGTGGCGAGCTGCGCCGTTAACCAGCTCTTCGTTTTCCTCAAAACGTCCGGCAGCCTGAAGGGCTGCAATCGCTTCCCGGACATTGCCCCGGGCGTTACGGATCTCCGCCATGTCAGTGCTTTGTATATCCATCACGTTATTGAGATATTCAATGGCTTTATTAGCCTCTGCATCTGCTTCGCTAACCGTTTCATCAGGCTGTGCCGGGGCCGGTTCTGGCTGAGTAATCTCACCGACTTCGGCCTGCAATGCATTGATCATGCTCTGCACCATTTTCTCGGTGCCAGCGCCCCCAGGAAACGCAATATTGGGGAAAGTTTTTTGAAACTGAGTTTTCAGCATTACGCGGAACTCGTCTGGTGAGCTGGTGGCCAGCTCCAGAGCTTTTTGTGCATATTTGCCAAACGGACCATTAGTAAGTGTCTTCGCCAGGAAGTCGAAAGAATCCTCGCGAGGCAATAACTTCAGGTCGTACTCACTCATTTGCTGATCAGAAAGCGGGGTATCGTAAGTAGCAATGCCGTAGCGTGCATATTCATAATACGGGTCACCTTCATCAGGGCGCGGCAGAATTGCTTTGTTACCTTCAGGTATTGCGCCAGGGGCCGCCGGACGCATTTGCAGGGCATATCGATATGCACCTACAGAGACTTCTGGTTCAGGCGAAGAGCTACCGGTATCCTCCGCTGGTTCAGGTTCGACGTTTTCCGGTTTATGTTCTTCTGGTTGGACCAGGTATTCCGATACATTACCCGCTTTATAGGCTTTAAACAGCTTGCCGATCGCATCTGCCATGTCCACACCCTGTATGGATTTAGCCTTGATCATGTATACGCTGCCATCCGGATCGGTTAACTGGATATACCCTTCGCCGTCCTCAATGAATTGCTTCATTGATGCTCCATTACTGAGCGTCACTTCCCCGTTCATATGCATACGATTTTTGATACTGGCAAGGCGATCCGTCAGCGCGCGCGAGTGCCCACCAGTCATCCCCGCTGGATCAATGGTATCGCGCCCACCTGTGCGATTGAGCTGATCAATCTCCGTCTGCAAACGCTCATTCTCTTCATAAAGAGAATCCGCTTCCGATGCAACAGCGTTAATTTTCTGCTCCAGATCTGCCTTCTGCCCTTCTACCGCTGCCACCTGATCCGCGAGGTCGCTCATGGCATCCTCTTTCTGGTCACTGTCAGCCTGTAGTTGGGTTATTTCATCAACAAGGGCTTTTTTCTTCTTCTGCGCACGCTGGAATTTTGCCGAGTTTTTCTCTGCAAGGTTGGCAAGTTTCATGGTGACCTGCGCCAGCGTCATATCACGTCCACTCATCGGAGCAACGGTGTGAGTAACGTCTTTTTTATTCAGTAAGAACTGGAAAGCAACCAGCGTATCGCTATTGGTGATCCGGTTTTCCGCTGTCGGGCTATGAAACAGAATGCTGATAGTCTGACCATCACTGAGCGGAATAATGGCTGGCAAGACCGGCAGCCCGTTAACGTTACGTGCCCGGCCAATTTCAGCGCCGCCGATCGCGCGCGCGCCGCTCTGGGCCACATCCCCCGTTTTATCACTCCCCGCAGAGATTCCGGTACCATTCAGCTTCTGGTTCAATGCCCGGACAAATGCCTGCATGGTCCGGTGTAACTGCAAACGAGTAGAACTAATCGCCTCCAGTAAATCCGTAGCACACCAGTGGATCGGCGTGTCATAGAAGAACGTAGCCTCGATTTCCTCCAGGGTGTTGGATTCCGTCATCAGATAGCGGTCCTCACCGGCCATTAATGCGCGATATTCATCATCAGTCACTGGCGGGGGAAGCACGTCAAGCCCAGGCTTGATCGTCACCCCTTTATTGATATTGAACTGTTCCATGTTAATTTCCTGCTTTCAGTTGCTTAAGACGGCGTTTGAGTTCGCCATTTCGGGCCTTTTCGTTATTGAGTCGGCCTGTCTCCTTATCCAGCTTCGCCCGCAAATCAGTGATCTGCTGTTGATTGAAAGACACCGAGTTCTGCGCTGATTTATAAGCGGCAACCACCTGAGCATTCCGCTGTTTTGCCTCTTGCAGGCGCTGAAAGTTGGATTTTACTGCCGGTTTCTTGTCTACCGGATTGGCAACACGTTTCGCTTTGGCGATCAGTGATTTCTGGAATTTTGCGGAGTTTTTGCGGGCCGCTTGCCCCATGACGGTACCAAGCGTCTTGATATCCGGCGATTGAGCGTTAGGAATAGCTTTTCCATTCAGCCTCACAGACGATATATCGCCAGTATCGTTTACCTGTATGGCAAGAATTTGTCCGTCGTTAAGAACCAGCTTTGCGGTTTTAACTTTAACGCCATCTTTCGTTGTTGCGCGGTTGCTGGAGTCAACCTCAATTACCGTAACACCGGTTTTATTGATCGCCGCGATAAGGGATTTCAGCCCCTTTTCATTAACCTGGTCAAAATCGACCGTTGCATACTTATTTTTCGTCATCTGACACATCCTGTGCGAGATTTATTACGTAACTTCTGCGGATTTGCTGAGTAACAGGGAAAATCCGATACAACGGGTTAATGAACGAGTCGCCATGCGTAACCATGACGTTGAAATGCCACAGTCGCTCTCCTTTACCCATATATTCAGTGGGTATGTACAACCATTCACTGTTTTCGCCCTGTTCAGCCGACGTCAAACAACGTTGTTCGCCTTCAATCACTGTCGTCGGCTTCTGAACATCGCGGATCCAATATCTGACCGTTGCGCCGCGCAAAAACGGGAATTTAGACCGGTATTTGAACGGCACCCGGATGAAACCCGGTTTAATTTCCACATCACCAAGTTCTAAATGCGTGATGTCCTTGCGTTTTAGCAAATAGCGATCGGCTAAGGCTAACGCAAGAACGCATACACCCCAGCCAATCATTTCCCGCCTCCCTTTTTCACCAAACTTGTAAGAACATTCAGAATGCTATCGATATTCACTCGTTTCATCCCTGAAATCACCTCATGACCGTTATTGCTGGCTATCGTTACCATTAAGTACGTAATTGATAACTCCCAGCCCTCGTGTTGCCCCAATAGGTACGCCACCGCGCCAGCTGTCACTGCAACAAAGATCTCCGTAACCAATCCCAACAAATTGCCAGACTGGCGACCGTCTCGGACATCCATCAGGAACGTGCCTATCCCACCAATTACTGAAAGCAGGAGCGCAATAGCAACTGGAGCTAATTCCTGTGTGTCAAGCACAAGTTCCCTCCTACGTTGTCAGGAGGTAATGGTATGCAAAGTAACTTCTCAACCGGTTATGTTGCATAAGAGACTTACCTATTCAACCGACTTTTGGAACCTTCAATAATAAGCCTGCTATTGGCGCTGAAAATAAGAACCATGCAGCTCTGAAGGCTTTCATTCATATCCTTATATTCCGCGAGATACATGCCAATAAAGCCAGCAAGTACGGCGGAAATACATTCGGCCAGCAATTTCTTGCATGAAGACTCGTAACGGTTTTCACATAGCCCACTCAAATACGAATACACCCCACCAAGAAGGGATAACATCACGATATGTACATAAAATGTCATTTTTTACCTATACAACAGTAAGTTGAACAACATCTGAGAACGGTATGCACTTTGTGATTTCCACACACACTGGTTTTGTTAATTAAAACCTGTAGCTTGCAATAAATAACGATAGTGGGCAGAAAATATGCTAATAGGCTATGTACGCATATAGACAAATGAACAAAACACAGCTATGCAGTGAAAAGCACTTGAAAGCGCAGGATGTGAGCTAATTTTTGCGAATAAGGCGAGCAGCAAAAAGGCTGGGCACCCTGGGTTAAAAAAGGTTCTGCGTATGCTTTCCAGAGGTGATACCCTAGTCTCGGGCTAGGGACAACATTTCGAGGACAGTTTTCATTAGCGGTCAGCAGGCGCTAGATACATCGAATTGATGTGCCGCGCGATAAATGTACCTATTCTATCAAGATAAATTACACCGACGCGGCATTAGAATTACAGCTCAGATTGAGTTTGGCGCTTCTCTACAGGATGATAACGATAAATCGTCGATACACCGATATCGTAAATAATTGCCAACTGTTTCCTGCTGTAGCCATTTTCGATCAACCTCGCTATTTGCTCATGTTGTTCTTTTGTCAACTTCGGGCGACGTCCGCCAATGCGTCCCTGTTCGCGTGCAGCTGCCAGTCCGGCCAGTGTTCTCTCAACAATTAATTCACGTTCCATTTCTGCTAAAGCCCCCATGACGTGAAAAAAGAAACGCCCCATGGGTGTTGATGTGTCAATACTGTCTGTCAGACTACGGAAATTAACACCTTTTTCCCGCAACTCCTCTATAAGCGTGATAAGGTGTTTCATACTTCTGCCAAGCCTATCCAGCTTCCAGACAACCAGCGTATCTCCTTCTGATAACGTTCTGAGCAGCTTTTTCAAGCCTGGTCTGGCTGACTTTGTTCCGCTTATTTTATCTTCAAAAATCAGTTCACATCCTGCGCAGTTCAGTGCATTTCTTTGTAAATCTGTGTTTTGGTCATTTGTTGACACACGAATGTAGCCAATTTGCATGAAAAACAACCTCTTTGTTTAGTTAAAAATACATCGTTGGTATAGGTAGGGATTAAGACTAAAACGTTGGTTTGGGGGAAGGCTCTGCACTGCCTGTTGGTGTACCTGTTCCATGGCCCTCAGCCACACCGCCAACGGGGTGGCTGAAATGTAACGGAGCAGCATTTTCTTCTGAAAAGTACCCAAATCTGGCAAAGGTTTACCCAACGTTAAAATTACCTGATTTACGCGGTGAGTTTATCCGTGGTTGGGATGATTCGAGAGGGATTGATACAGGGCGTTCATTGCTAAGTGGTCAGACTGCAACATTTATTCGTACAGCTTTGCAGGATTATTACGGTGTCGATCTGACTACTAATGTCAAAGTAGGTATCGCTTATGCTACTGCTGATTCTGTTATAACTGTTGGAAACCCTGCTAATCCTAAAGCAGGAGATAATAGCGATTATGTTCCAGCATCATCAGATAACTCCATAACAGGCACTCAAAGGACGGCAGAGGATAATTTTACCGGGGCATGGATATCAATGCGCCCCCGCAACGTTGCTTTTAATTACATCGTAAGGGCAGCATGAAAACGTTGGTTTAGGGGAAGGCTCGGCGCTGCCCGTTGGTGTACCTGTTCCATGGCCCTCAGCCACACCAC